AGTATGTATGAAGGCAAGCGAATGAAAGCTGCTCAAGCCTTGTTAGAGCGCACTTTCCCAAGTGTACCTAGTGCAATGCTTGTGCACACACTCCGTTATTGGGTGCGTAAGAGTTTAAGTGACTCAGCTTCTTTTGCTATGTCTACTGAGATTACGCGTTTGACAGCCGGTGTTAATTCACAGTACTGTCCTGTATTGACGCGCGACATGCGAATGTTGGGCATCAATCAGCAGTTTGGAGGTGTACACAAGGCTTATGGGACTGAGTGTGCCCTTGCACTTGAGTGGAAACCCAAGAGTATATATGACATTGTTGCACGGGGCGGTGTTGTTGACATCCCTAACGGGATTTACCCTCACTTTGAAACAGTGAGAGCACCTGGTGCAGTGGCCCGTTATGCCAGAACCGTAATGTTCAGTTTTAATGGTTTTGGCCCTGGTTTCCAGTTGTACGATGTGTCCGGCAATAATGCTTGTTTCGCCATGAAGCGCTTGTTAGCCGCCAGGGATGATGAGGATGTTTATTATTCTGGCCAGGCTTCCGTTGCACAATTTTTGCATGAGCTTGGCCACATAAGTAAACATATTGAGGACACACTTTGTGTCAGGTATACTGGTAGCGTATTTTCTGAGGCTGGTGGTCTTTTGACAGTGGGCAACCACCAACGAGGATCACATGATGTTCATACCTGGGGAGGAATGGTAGATGTTCGTGACTGGAATGTCTATACAGATGGTTCATTGCATTGTCAGGATTTACTCCCAGCTGCCACCCGTTTTTCACTAACAATCAAAAATGGGATGGATGTGCTTTTTTCACGTACCACGCGGTGTGCACTTGAGCAACAATTGTTGCAAGAACCTGGGTTGTCACATTGGGCCTACCTTAAGGGGTTTTGCGCCTATTTGGATTTGGAAGCTGTTGTGTATGGTAGGGAGTTTGCTGCCAGTATTGATCATGTCAAGAAAAAACTTCGTAAGATGTACGTTGAGCAAATTGGCCTACATACCAGTGATGACATAATGGTGGATAGATTGAATGGAATGGTGAAGAAGGAATTGGCAAAATTCGGCAAAGTCCCGAGACTATTTGTCTCTTATGATGCTGGGTGTATGTATGCTAATGAGTTGCCAGAATGGCTTAAGGTCGTCCTGGATGAACCCTTTCATTTTTCACCTGGTGTTTTATGCTCATCGGCCGTGAGTGTGTATATAATGGCCAAACCCCGAGAACATTCTTTAAGTGTGTTGTTTAATGAGTTGATTGGTGTTCTTTCTAAACCTGATCATATTGTTATTGCGATTTACTCAGATGATAGTGTGATTAGTGGTAATCACCGGGGAGAGTCTTTTTGTTATAATGTGGATATTGCATCAAATGATTCTAGCAATACCACTTTAACATTTGCCACCACTGGCTCTTTACTCCACAAGCTTAATCCAGAATCGGCTTGTGGTTTGTTGAAGCAATGTATGAAGCCG